GCGGCCTCGATTTTGACAGCACGGATGGGGGAATCATGCTGATATCGAACTACGAGGATGCCGCTTTCCGTAACAAGCGGCTGGAGAAGTGCCTGCGAATCTGGATGACGATCATGGGCGTCACCCGTGAGCAAGCAGACCGACTTATCTTCTCACTGCACGACCACAAGGGCGCCCTTCATGTTCTCTGGAACGATGATCCAACAGAGAGGCAGAAGCTGGCCTTCGTCGATGCGTGGAATGAGTGCTGCGAATATGTAGTTCATCATTCCACGAACCTGAGCGAACAACCCTACGCGGACGCTTGACCATGGCCGGCCTCGACTTCGACGGCCTGGCCCGTCAGCTTCTCGCATCGGCTGAAACTCACCTTTCATCCTGGCTGCCAGCCGGCCGCAAGCGCGGCAATTCCTGGGTGGCGGGCGATCTGAGTGGCGCCGCAGGGCAATCGCTCAAGGTCAACATCACCACGGGCGCATGGGCTGACTTTGCAACCGGCGACCACGGGAGCGACCTTGTGAGCCTCTACGCGGCCATCTACAGCCTTCCGATGGGCGAAGCCTACCGAGAACTCGGGGGCGAAACCAAGCCGGCTACGCGCATGAACGGGCACCACGCGAAGCCCCAGGCGCAGCAAGAACCTACGCGCCGCGTGGTGACGCCAGTGCCTGAAGCCTGCGCCGACTGCCCCTGCACGCACCCGCGCTACGGCCCGCCGGCCGCGCGGTGGACTTACTTCGATGGCAACGGCGAAGTGCTGGGCTATGTGGCCCGATACGAACCCGCAGGCGAGCGCAAGCAGATCGTCCCGTGGACATGGGACGGCGAGCGCTGGGGCATGGGCCAGTGGCCATCTCCAAGGCCGCTGTACGGCCTGCAGGACCTCGACGCGCGGCCGGACTCCGCTATCCTGGTTGTGGAGGGCGAGAAGGCCGCAGACGCTGCGCGACGGTTTGCCACGCCTTACGTGGTCATCACTTGGCCTGCCGGCGCCATGGCAACGGACAAGGCCGATTGGACGCCGCTGACAGGCCGCAAGGTGCTGCTGTGGCCAGACGCAGATGAGCCTGGCAAAAAGGCCATGCAGCGTGTGGCGCAGATCATCCATGAGCGGGCGTCCGAGGTCAAGGTGCTCGACGTTGCGGACCAGCCTGACGGGTGGGACGCGGCAGATGCGGAGTTCACCGGCTGGGCTGACTGCAAGGCCTGGATGACGCCCCGCGTGTCAGTGTGGGCGCCCAGCGCATCGGTTCCTGTGGTTCAGCGGGCGGCAGAGGTCATTGACGCCGAAACCGGGGAGATCGAGCCGATTCCTCCCGAGTTCTCCGACGACTCGCTGGCGCTGGAGTTCGTGGCGCAGTTCGGGGCTGGTCTTCGGTGGTCCCCGGGACTCGGCTGGATGCACGACGAAGGCACGCACTGGAAACGCGACGACCACCTGATCCGGTTCGACTTGGCCCGCAAGACGGCGCGCACTGTGGCCATGCTGGCAGACGCCAAGATCCGCAAGCCGATCACCAGCGCGAAGACAGTCAATGCGCTGCTGTTCCTGGCGCAATCAGACCCGGCTGTGGTGGTGCCGGCGGCACAGTGGGACAACGATCCGCTGATGCTCAACACGCCTGACGGGCTGGTTGATCTGCGCACCGGCAAAACGCACCAGCGAAACCGCCAGCAGTATCTGACGCAGCTTTGCAGAGTTTCGCCAGACGCTGGGAAGAAAACCGAGCATTGGCTGCGGTTCGTTTCTCAGGTGTTCGTGGATGACGCCGACACAATCGAATTCGTGCAGCGCATGTGCGGATATTGCCTGTCAGGCGATAGGCGAGAGCAAAAACTGTTTTTCGCGCACGGGCAGGGCAGCAACGGAAAATCTACGCTGCTGGACATCCTGATGTGGATCATGGGGACCTATGCGCTGAAACTGCCCACGACGGCGCTGATGGCAAGCCGAAACGAGCGCCATCCGACCGAGCTGGCTCAGCTTCACGGCAAGCGCCTGGCCGTCAGCAACGAGCTCGAGGAGGGCAGCTTCTGGGCTGAGGCGCGCATCAAGGAACTGACGGGCGACGAAACCCTGACCGCACGATTCATGCGGCAGGACAACTTCACGTTCACCATGAGCCACAAGCACCTCATTGCAGGCAACCACAAGCCCCGGCTGAAGGGTGGCGACCCTGCAATGGCCCGCCGCATGGTGTTGGTGCCGTTTCTGCAGAAGTTCGAGGGAGCGGCCAAGGATGCCAAGCTACCCGAGAAGCTGAAGGCCGAATCCCCAGGCATTATGGCCTGGGCCATTGAGGGTGCCCGCAAGTGGTACGCTGACGGCCTGGCTATTCCTGGCAGCGTTGAGGACGCCAGCCGCGACTACATGGCCGAGCATGACGACATCGCCATGTGGATCGAGGAGTGCTGCAAAACGGACGCAGGAACGCATGCCAGATCGTCGGACCTGTACGCATCGTTCAGGCGCTGGAAGCAATCCAGGGGCGAGCATGAGCCCTCGCAGACCGTTTGGGGGGAGAAGATGACCCTCGTTCCGGGTCTTCGCAAGGTCAAGATGGCCGGGATCATGACGCTGAAGGGCATCGACCTGAATGCAACGGAGAAGGCGCGGAATCAGGGTTTACCCTAGGTTTTTTGGTTTAGGGGAGGGTAGGGGATACTTGTCCTGTTTGATACGTCACGCGCGCACACGCACGCGATACCCGATAAACAGGATGACCCTCCCCTAGTCTCCCCTGAGTGGTCACTAACTTTTAGGAGCTGAAGATGGCAAACAAACCAAGATGCCCGAAGAGCCCGGAAGTGATGGATGAGATCGTCCATCGCATCAGCGAAGGCGAGTCATTGCGATCCGTGTGCCGGGACAAGCGGATGCCGAGCATCTGGACTGTGATGGACTGGCAGAGGGACGACGCGGACTTTGCCAGCAGGTGCGCGCGTGCGAGGGAACTCCAGGCCGAGGTGATGGACGAAAAGATACTGTCCGTTGCGGATCGTGTGGAAACTGGCGAGATGGACCCTAATTCTGCGAGAGTGGTATTGAGCGCATATCAATGGCGTGCCGCGAAACTCGCCCCGAAGAAATACGGCGACATGATTAAGCTGGCCGGCCACGACGGCGGCGCGGTGAAACTCATTGCGCAGGCTGACGACGAGAAACTTTGATCGTGAATGGAGAGAACAAATGGCTGTTGCACTTGACAACGAAGGAGATGCCTTTTTGCGCCCGGTAGAGTGCCGAACGGTGGCAGCCCTATACGTTGAACCGAAGGGCTGCTACGTTGGAGCGCCTGGCGTTGACCCGTGGGACGAAGCCCGCGACGCGCGCACCTACGCAGGCCCGCACCCGGTTGTGGCGCACCCGCCCTGCCAGCGCTGGGGGCGGTTCTGGCATGGCAGTACGCGCAAGCCGCACCAGTACAAGCTGGGCGACGACGGCGGGTGTTTCGAGAAAGCGCTGCATGCGGTGCTGCGTTGGGGTGGCGTGCTTGAGCACCCGGCGCACAGCAAAGCGTGGGACGCCTTCGGGCTGCGCAAGCCAGAGGCGGGCAAGGGTTGGCAGCGTGGGGACATGGGCCACCCAAGCAGCGGTTACTCGGTGTGCTACGTCGAGCAGGGGCACTACGGCCACGCCAGCCGGAAGCCGACATGGCTGCTGGCGTGGGTGCGCCCTGGGAGCCTGCCCGAACTGAACTGGACGAAGGGCGAGCAGCGCCTGCCCGAATGGATGATCGAGCGCTACGGCTACGAGAAGGCCAGGCGCATCGGCGTGGTTGCGATGGTTGGCGGGAAGAACAAGACCGCGATCCGCAACGCCACGCCCGAACAATTCCGCGACCTGTTGCTTTCGATAGCGCGCAAGGCGCATAACACACGATGGCATTCCACCTAACCGACCGCCAGAAGTCCGCTCAGCAAGTCCTGAGCGGAGACGCCACGCACCTGATGCTGTTCGGCGGCTCGCGCAGCGGGAAGACGTTCCTGCTCACGCGCAACGTGGTCTTTCGGGCGCTGAAGGCCCCGAACAGCCGGCATGCGATTTTCCGGTTCAGGTACAACCACCTGAAGGCCAGCGTCGTGCTGGACACGTTCCCCAAGGTCATGCGGGCCGCATATCCCGGCGCGTCCTGGGAAATGCACCAGCAGGACGGTTACGTCAGCTTCCCCGGTGGCTCGCAGATCTGGTTTGCCGGCCTGGACGACAAGGACCGCACCGAGAAGATCCTCGGCCAGGAGTTCGCCACGCTGTACTTCAACGAGTGCAGCCAGATTCCGCTGTCAAGCGTGGACACAGCCCTGACCCGCCTAGCGCAGAAGGCCGAGCAGCAGATCGAGGGTAGAGCGCCTGTCCCGCTGCGCCTGCGGGCCTACTACGACTGCAACCCGCCGAGCAAGACGCACTGGACCTATCGCAAGTTCGTGGAGAAGCGCGACCCCGACACCAGGCTGGGCCTGCCGCGGCCGGAGGACTACGCTGCGTTCTCGATCAACCCGACCGACAACGCCGCGAACCTGAGCCCGGAATACCTGCGCATGCTGGAGTCACTGCCGGCCAGGATGAGGGCGCGATTCCTCGAAGGCCGATTCGCCGACGCGAACCCGAACGCCCTGTTCCCAGAGGAGCATATCGACCGATGGCGCGTGCTGGACGGCGCGGTGCCGCAACTGGTGCGCGTGGTGGTGGCCGTGGACCCGAGCGGCGCGGACGACGAAGCCAGCGCGGACAATGACGCCATCGGCATCGTCGTGGTCGGCCTGGCCACGGATGGCGCGTGCTATCTGCTGGAAGACCTGACCGTGAAAGCCGGCCCCGCAACTTGGGGACGCGTGGCCGCAGAGGCATTCGACCGGCACAGCGCCGACTGCGTGGTGGCTGAGGTGAATTACGGCGGCGCGATGGTGCGCCAGGTGATCGAGACGGCGCGCCCGCGCACGCCCTTCCGCCCGGTGACGGCCAGCCGGGGCAAGGTGGTGCGAGCCGAGCCGTTCTCGTCGCTGTATGAGCAGGGCAAGGTGCGCCACGTTGGGATGTTTCCCGAGCTGGAGGACGAACTGAGCGGGTTCTCCACGACCGGCTACACCGGAAGCCGAAGCCCGAACCGGGCCGACGCGCTGATCTGGGGCTTGGCCGCGTTGTTCCCCGCAATCACGGGAGCGACGGCGAAGAAACCGGACATCGCCGGCCTGGTAGTTCCGACCGCGCACCGATGGCGATAGACTTTCACCCGCTCGCGTAGCATAATCGCGCCCGATGCGCAATCCCCGGAGTCCCTGATGGCCAGAGAATCAACCGAAAAGCGACTGGTGCGCGTTCATGAGGAGGCCATGCGGGAGTTCGACGCCATCCAGGGCGCCCTGCGCGACGAGCGCTTGCAGTGCTTGAAGGACCGGCGGTTCTACAGCATCGCCGGGGCGCAGTGGGAAGGCCCGCTGGGTGCGCAGTTTGAGAACAAGCCGAAGATGGAGGTCAACAAGATCGCACTGGCCGTGCAGCGGATCTTCAGCGAGTACCGTGCCAACCGCGTGACGGTCGATTTCGTCAGCAAGGAAGGAAAGGAACACGACCCGCTGGCCGAAACCTGCGACGACCTGTACCGCGCAGACGAGCAGGACAGCGGAGCCAATGAGGCGTATGACAACGCATTCCAGGAGGCCGTGGGCGGCGGCTTCGGCGCGTACCGCCTGCGCACGGTCTACGAGAACGAGGAAGACGACGAGGACGAACGGCAGCGCATCAAGATCGAGCCGATCTTCGACGCCGACTCCTCGGTGTTCTTCGACCTGCAGGCCAAGCGCCAGGACAAGGCAGATGCCAAGCGGTGTTTCGTGCTGACCAGCATGACGCCTGATGCGTACCGCGAGGCGTACAACGACGACCCGGCGTCCTGGCCAAAGGAAATCCACCAGTACGAGTTCGACTGGTCTACGCCAAATGTGGTGTACGTGGCCGAGTATTACCGGGTCGAGATGGTGTCGGAGACGGTTCGCATCTTCCAGGGCCTGGACGGCGAGGAGGAGCGTTACCGCGACAGCGAACTGGACGACGATATGCTGGCCCAGCTCGAGGCCATCGGAAGCGTCGAAGTGCGCCAGAAGCGCATCAAGCGCCAGCGGGTGCGCAAGTACATCCTGAGCGGCGCCGAGGTGCTGGAAGATGCCGGGTACATCGCCGGCAAGCACATCCCTATCGTTCCGACCTACGGCCGCCGCTGGTTCATCGACAACATCGAGCGGTGTGCCGGTCATGTCAGGCTGGCGAAAGACGCGCAGCGCCTGGCGAACATGCAGCGCAGCAAGCTGGCCGAGATTGCCACGTTGTCCAGCGTCGAGAAGCCGATCCTGGTGCCCGAGCAGGTCGCCGGCCATCAGGTCATGTGGTCCGAGGACAATTTGAAGGACTACCCGTACCTGCTGCTGAACCCGATCACGGGCGCAGACGGGAGCCAGCAGGCCGCAGGCCCGGTCGGCTACACCAAGAGCCCGCAGATCCCCCCGGCCATGGCCGCCTTGCTGCAGATCAGCGAGCAGGACATCCGCGACGTTCTGGGCAACCAGGAGCAAGGCGACAAGATCGTCGCCAACGTCAGCGGCAAGGCCGTGGAGATGGTCCAGCAGCGCCTGGACATGCAGACGTTCATCTACATGAGCAATCACGCCGTGGGCGTGCGCCGAGGCGGCGAGATCTGGCTCAGCATGGCCCGCGAAATCTACGTTGAGCCAGGCCGCAAGATGAAAGGCATCGGTTCGCAGGGCCAGATGAGCACCATTGAACTCATGCGTCCGGTCATGAGCGAGGACGGCGAGGTCGAGCACGAAAACGACCTGAGCGAAGCCGAGTTCGATTTGGCCGTCGAGGTCGGCCCGAGCAGCAGCAGCAAGCGTGCCGCGACGGTGCGCTCGCTCACGGCAATGATGGCTGTCACGCAAGACCCGGACGCCCTGCGCGTGCTCCAGGCTGCCGCGCTGATGAACATGGAAGGCGAGGGCCTGACCGAGATCAGCGATCACTTCCGCAGGCAGTTGGTGCAGATGGGCG